GCCGGTAAATCTTTCCGGCGCTGAGTATAGCAGAAGGTTGGCAAAAAGTAGGCAGCTGATCAGCCGTTGGAGCAGCGCCTATCAGTGGGTAGACCGCGTCCGTGCCTGGGACAACCACCTGCAGCGGGAGGCTCGGAAAGCAGCGATCTCCGAGCTGCGGGCCATGAACCGCCGCCATGTCCGCATGTCCCAGCAGATACAGGATGCCGCCATGGCTGCCCTCGAAGAGCGGGGGATGGACATGATAACCCCCCAGAACTTTGCCGCCATCCTGCGTCTCGCCGCCGAACTGGAGCGGGAGGGGCGACAGGCGGAGGTGGAAATCACAACGGCCCAGGCAGACGCGGCACAGGACGAGGATGCGGCGGACGTGGTGATCTACGTCCCCGACAACGGTATGGGAGGTGAAGGAACGTGAGCGGACGAATCATCGCGCCCCAGCGGGGAGCGCAGGAGCGGTTTTTGGCCTCACGGGCGCAAATCTGCATCTACGGCGGCGCGGCCGGCGGTGGCAAGACCCACGGAATGCTCATCGACGCTCTGCGCTGGAAGAACGTGGCAGGCTATGGCGCGGTGTTCTTCCGGCGGAACTACAACCAGATATTCTCCCAGGGCGGACTTTGGGACGAGAGCTTGAAGCTCTACAGCGGCATCAAGGGCGCCTGTCCGCAGATGGCCCGGGGACGTTGGGTGTTCCGGGACTGTGACGGCATTGAGCTGGCAAAAATCAGCTTTGCCCACATTGAGCGGGACCAGGAGGTCCATAAGTGGCAGGGTACTCAAATCTGCGGGCTGTACTTCGACGAACTGACCCACTTCTCCGAAAAGACTTTTTTCTACATGCTTTCCCGCAACCGCTCTATGTGCGGTGTGACGCCCTATGTCCGAGCCTCCACTAACCCCGACGCGGACAGTTGGGTGGCAAAGTTCATCGACTGGTGGATTGACCCGGACACCGGCTACCCGATCCCCGAGCGTTCCGGCATGATTCGGTGGATGCTGCGGCGAGAGGACGAAATCTACTGGGCGGACACCAAGGAAGAGCTGATCGAGCGCTTTCATCTGGACGCCCCGGAGGAACAGGCCGAGCCGAAATCGGTCACGTTCATCGCCAGCACCATCTACGACAACCAAATCATGCTGAAATCCAATCCGTCTTATCTGGCCAATTTAAAGGCGCTTCCGTTGGTGGAACGGGAGCGCCTTTTGCATGGGAACTGGAAGATCAAGCCCGCCGCCGGCCTCTACTTCAAGCGGACGCAGGTGCGCCACCGCTTGAAGGTTCAGCCTGCCGATGTGGAAACCTGGGTGAGAGCATGGGACCTCGCGGCCACCGCCGAGGACGAAGGCGGGGAGCCTGCGTATACCGCTGGCGTACTCATGGGAAAACGTCAAGATGGGACCTATGTTGTCGCCGACGTTATCAACGTGAGGCTGTCAGCAAACGAGGTAAGGCGGCTTGTAAGGCAGACGGCAGAGAACGACCAGGCGAAATACAACAAGGTCGTCAAAATCAGACTGCCGCAGGACCCTGGGCAGGCTGGAAAGGATCAGGCTCAGAATTACATCCGGTTCCTGTCCGGCTTTTCCGTGAAGGCCGTCATCGAATCTGGTTCCAAGGAGGCCAGAGCGGAACCTGTCGCTGCACAGTGGCAGGCCGGGAACATCGACTTGGTGTATGGTGACTGGAACGAAATGTACTTGGACCAACTGGAGAGCTTCCCCGCCAGCCGGTTCAAGGATATGGTGGACGCTACGGCAAACGCTTTCCTGGAATTAGCAAATGGAGCATCTAAATTTGGATTCTCCTTCTGAGGTGCATATGAGGATATTCGACATCATTTCAAACGCCATAGGGTGGAAAAGAGGGCAGGAGGTCTACATGGGCGGCCGCAATGGCTTGATCTCCCGTTGGTCCAGGCCGCCCTCTCGAAACACCGCCGAATGGCTGGCGACGTTTGCCCGAAGCCCCCGGTTAGCCGTTGTGGAGCGCATTGCCAGCGACATTGCCAGTGTGCCGGGGCATCTGTACCGGGTCGATCCGGACGGTATGGAAACGGAGCTTGTGCACCATCCCTTCCTCGACTTCATGGATCACCCCAATCCTCTCTATGAGATGACAAGTCCCGCGATATGGCGGCTGAGTGAGCTTTACCTTATGCTGACCGGCGAGAGCTTCATCCTCATTGAGCGGGACGAATACGAGCGGCCCTCTGAGCTGTGGAATGTGCCGCCTCACTGGGTATCCATGACCCCCTACCTGGGGAATCCCTACTACACCATCATCTCCCCCACCGGCATCACCATGTCGGTTCCGGTGGATGACATGTTCGTCATGAAGCAGCTCAATCCCCTGGACCCGTTCATGCGGGGGCTGGGGGGCGCTGAGGGCGTGGCGGACGAGGTGGAGATCGACGAGTACGCCGCCAAATTTCAAAAGCGGTTTTTCTATAACGACGCTACGCCTCCCGTTGTCTTCCTTATGCCGGAAGCGACAAAGGATCAGCGGGACGCGTTTATGGCACACTGGAACAAGAAGTACAAGGGCGTGGAGAACAGCCACAAGGCCGCGGCACTTAGCGGCGACGTCAAGGTGGTGGAGCTGGGCGGCGGCGCCAACTACGGCAAGAACCTGGGCTTTCTGGAGAGCCGGGAGGCCATGCGGGATTCTGTGCTGGAGCACTTTGGTGTTCCCCGGGAGATCATGGGGATCACCGAGAACAGCAACCGGGCCACGGCGGACGCATCCCAGTACATCTACGCAAAAAATGTGCTCACCCCCCGCATTCGGAGCCGCGAGGACGCCATCAACAGACAGTTGCTCCCCCTGTTCGGGGACGGCTTGGTATGGCGATTTGACCCGGTTGTCCCATATGACAAAGAATTTGACAAGGCCAAGGCTCTGGACGCCTATAACGCTGGCCTTATCACCAAGAATGAGGCGCGTGGCTTGATGGACCTCCCGAGCGTCCCTGGGGGCGACGTGTTCAAGGTCAGCATCAACGACCTGTTTATAGGACAGGACGATGATCCAGCGGCAGTATCCCAGGCGCTGACGCAGGAGGTTATCGGCGGAGAAAAAGCGCGGCGGCGATTGAACATTGACGCCTTTCTACGCAAAGAGGACGCGGCACAGCGGGAGAACGAGCGCCGGTTTGAAGCAGCAATCGTCAAACACTTCGCTGAACAGCACGCCGCCATCGCGAAAACCCTGGGTATGACCGCAAAAGCCGCAGGTACAGACGCACTGGAGGCGCTGGACAGCTACCTGCTGCCAGACGGCACCTTTGACCCTGTGATGTGGACCGCCCTGACTGAAACTGAGCGGCAAATGCTCACAGAAGCCGTGGCGGCGGGGCTGCTCAACTGGCGCGAGGAGGCGGCGAAGCTCACCGCAATGTTCATGCCCCTCTGGAAGACGGCTTATGAGGACGGCGGGAAGGTAATCGCGGAGAGCTATGGCCTGGTTGACCTCAAACGTCCGGAATTCGTCTCTCACGCGAAGCTGAATGGAGGCCAGCGGGTAGTTGGCATTGAGGAGACCACCAAAAAGAAGATTGCCAAAACGATTGCACGAGGCATTGAGAACGGTTCCAGTCAAAACACCCTGCGGGAGGAAATTTTGGAGGATATGGGACCTGGGACAACCCGCGCCCGGGCAAAGCTGATTGCCCAACAAGAGACCATGGTATCGCTTGCCGCAGGGCAGTTCGACACGATGAAGGCGGCAGGGGCTACGTCCAAGACATGGAACCATCGCCCCCAAAAGATGCCCAGGGACGGCCGGCCTCATGGACATGGCCCCAACCATATCGCAATGGAAAGGGAACAGGATATACCAATAGACGCGCTTTTTTCTAATGGTCTGCGCTATCCAAGAGACCCTGAATGTGATGACCCAAAAGAGGTTATCAACTGCCGCTGCTATCTGACCTATGACGGATTTTGAGTTGAAGGGGGTGAATTGTAATGAGATTCAGGAACAATGCTGTGAAATCGGGGACCGGCGCACGGGAATACAAGGCGGTCAGCTTTGAGCTGGAGCGCGTGGACGAGAGCACCGGCGAATTCTCGGGTTACGCCTCTATCTTTGGAAATGTGGACCAAGGCGGCGACATCGTCGAGAAGGGTGCATTCGCCAAAACCATCGTGGAAGACTTTGACCGCATCAAAATTTTCTTCCAGCACGACGACAGTGAGCTGCCCATTGGCAGGCCGCTGGAACTGCGGGAGGACGACAAGGGCCTTTACATCCGGGGCAAAATCAGCAGCACCCAGAAAGGCCGTGACATTCAAACGCTGATGAAGGATGGCGTACTCAACGAACTGTCCATCGGGTATGACGCTGTCCTCTATGATATAGACGAGGCGACACAAGTCCGGCACCTGAAGCAAGTCAAGCTGTGGGAGGTCTCTATTGTGACCTGGGCTATGAACGATCAGGCGACCATTGAAGACGTGAAGTCCCTGGCGGAAGAGCTGAAGGTGGAGGCCAGGAGCGGCAAGATGTCCCGCGCACGGCTGAATGCCCTGAAGCCGTTTATCGCAGTGGTACGGGAGCTTGTGGAAATCCTTGGCCCCTTCCTGGAGCCGTCGGAACCCGTCCAGGCGCGGGAGCCGCCCGAGCCGGAGGACGACCCGCCCGAGCTGGAAGCCCCGCCGTCCAAGAAGCAAAAGAAGTCCGCCGCTGCCGGGATGATCTTTGAGATCGTCCCCCACATGAAAACTTAGGAGGAATCGAATATGAAACTTACGCCGGAAGAGCTTGCCCAGCTCATTGCCAAAGTGTTCGCCAACCTGAACGCCAAGCGACAGGCCCGCATCGCCGCAGGCGAGAGCGTCCCCGACTCCGTTACCACCGAGGAGATCATGGCGGAGGTCAGCGCCATTGTGGAGGCTGGAGACCCCGCTGCGGAGCCTGCCGCAGAGCCCACCGATGAGCCCGAAGGTGAGCCTGAAGAGAAGACCGCTGCCAAGAGTGAGGACGGCACCGGCAGCATCGTGACGCCGGAGCTCATCTCCCAAAGCATTACGGCGCTGGAGGCTGGCATGAAGTCTGGCGGTCCCGCTGCCCCTCAGCAGAAAGCCGCAGAACCCGCCGCCATACAGCAGAAATTCAGCCA